GAATGCTGGAGTATCACTGCGTTTTAAGTCTAGGCCCATGGCTTTAACTTTACCTGGTTTGTCATGTGTGTCTAAGCGTTTGCCTTCCATGTCATAGATCAATACCGCATAACGTTTCTTTTTAATGAACAGGCCTTTGAGTGCTACAAGTTCACGCCCGCCTTTGATTAGCTCACCTTGACGTCGTGGAGTATGAAACGCACGTTCACAGAAGCCCGGAAAGCTCTCGTTAACTTGATCTGCAATAGCATCGTATAATTGTACACAAATGTCTTTAGACCATTCCATACGACCTGCTTCAACATCATCTTTTACCACTGGCCACATGCTAAAGTAACAGGAGTCTGTATCGCCATAGATAATTGCCTTGCCTACGTGATCATACTCGCCAGTGATACATTCGTTTATGTATGCATCCATGTGTTTGGCGATTGTACGACCTGTAAGAGTAGTCGACTGCCCAATCCTTTTATCAAAAAAGCGGCAACCGGGGTTAAGAATAGCACCGTATAAGCTGTTAAGGTTAATCTTTTTAACTAATTGTCGCTTGTCCCAGAATGCAATTTCATCACCTGTGGCTTCCTTCTTCTTGGCTTGCATTTCCTTACGTTCAGCATACCAACGCTCTAGTAATCCAGGAATAACACCCTTGCGATCGTTACTAAAGATAGTACCGTTGGCACTTAGGATCCAGTTCTTGCCACTGTCGAAGATCAATCGCCAAACATCTGCAGCACTCAGGACATCATGCCCACCGTTAACCCAATCGATAGTGATCTCTGTACCAGCTTTACTATCCATGACCGCTGTGTACTCTAAACTACCAAACAAACCCTCCCATGCATCGGCAAACGAGGAACCTTTTTCTATTTTTTCTTTAATGTAATGGTCGGTCATAATAGGACGCAGTTGTCCTACAATAGTCTCTGGACCCATGTTAAGTGCGCGAATAGCACTTGGATACAGACTGTTAATATCAACTGCGCCAATGTAGTCATGCATGCCTGCTTTGGGAGTTGCTACATACGCACCTGCGGCCTGTGTATTTTCCTGCTCATCACGGTTACGATTTGGCACAACCATACCAAGTTGGTGTGCTTCGTTAATAATAGCCTGTTCTGTAACTGCTACAGCACCCATTGTTGTTTGTAGTAATACTGTGTTATCATGCGCAAGTTCATTGGCTAGGTCTAGGAAACGTAATTTCTTATCTAACTTACCTAGCAACATGGTATCTTGTCTGTTATACTCAATAAACTTAGGAAAGTCTTTGTTGTACAGTTGATCTAATGTGCCTTCATACTGTGTTTTGCGTTCGTCTAGTTCATATTCACCGATGGCATCTAAGCTATAACTATGACGCTCTTCGTATGTGTACTTGCGATATAATTGCATATAGTCTAGATGCACACGACCAATAAGGTCAAAGGTAATGTTGGTAGCACCAAAGCGTTCAAAGTCACGTTGCTTAGGATATTGACCCCACAAGCACATACGTCGTGTGTCGTCTTTACTTAGAACACGTACAATCCGCCCAATGGTGTAAGGAATATCATAGCCCTCACTGTTCCAACCACTTAAGATGTCTGCATCATCAATTAGGTTAAGGAAGGTGTCTAGCATATCTTGTTCACGATCAAACATGAAACAGTTTTCGTATTGATCACAGATCTCTTGTGCAGTATCCCAGCTGTATGTTTTTGGCGGCACTACAAGTGTAACTAGTTTGTCTAACCAATCTAGATATACTGAAATGGCTGTGATGCTATTAAATGGATCGTTAGTGGGCGCATACCCACGCTCAGGGTCAAAGTTAACCTCAATATCGAAGAACGCTGTTTGTAATTTAGGAGCAGGTTGTCCTAGATAGTTTTCTTCAAAGCAACGAAACACAGGATTAATATCACTTTCCCATATTTTCTTACCACCGTTGATGCGTACTTCTTTATGGAATTCTTTGCCTACTTTGGTACTAAAGCGACTTACTGGTGTGTCGTAAATTGTACGGAATTTACCTTTAGGGTCGTCATAGTAGAATACATAATTTGCCGGATATTCTCTATACTCTCTTTGGCCGTTGTTGCGTTCAACAACGTAGATACGATCTTTTGTTCGGTCGAATAGTGCGTCTACATAACTCATAACTCTCCTGCCACTTATAGCTGGCTAACTGTTCTACATGTACGTAAGTGTACGACTCTTTTATTGTAACACTAAAATCCTATAAAATCCTATCAAATCGATAAGAAATAGGGTCAAACTTGACATTAATAAGCCAAAACTGCCACGACTAATTGCTGAGAAGATACTTATACTTAACGCTACAAAAATAACAGGATACACATACAACCAATTGGTATATGGAACGGTTAGGCTAACTGATGTAGCAATGACCACGTTCAATACCCAATTGATTGTTTCTAAGGTTAATCTTACAGGATGTGCATGCCAGTCAGCTTTGATAAACTTAACAGTCTTATGCCAGTTAGCTTTCAATTAAAGTGTGCGGCCAACAGTTTCTAAGATATCTGTAAGCTCTTCATGGTCAGCGTTAGTATCACCAAATTTAGCTTTTTGTGCAATCTTAATAGCCTTCTTTAGTATAGCTGGTTTAATTTCTAATTCTTCTGCTACAGCTTTGATAGTATCGCTAAGTCCTGCATTTAAATCTTCAACTTCTTGCAAGACTTGAATACCTTCTGTGACTATTTGTGTTAGTTTAGCTTTTTGTTCGCTGGAAAACATACGTGATGACATTGATAATTCCTTTGTTAAAAATATATTATATACTTAATAATTATCAATGTCTAGCGGATTGGTTAATTTATTTTACAGCAACTTAGTACACGAGTCGCAGTGGTGAATTCGTAGGCTAAATCATCATATAGCTCTTCTGGTGGACGTTCTGCATACGCACGATTCATGTAGGCCATTTGTCCCATATCAGCATAATAGCTTTTACTAGGCCATTTATGACTACCCCAACCCATGCTGTTAATCAGCAGGCATTCATCACCTACTGATTTAAACATATCTTTGCGAGTTGATACCGGCATAGAGGTAGCACTGAGTAATCTAATTCCTACAGGCACAGTGTTGACCTGTGGTTTGTCCATATAGTAGGCAAATAAATGTACTAGGTATGCTTCTATTTCGTGTGGTAAATTGACAGTAAGTTGATCTTCGGCTCGTTTAATAAGTTCATATGATTCTTTAACATAGGCTTCCCAGTTACTCATACCTATCCCTCTAGTAATAAAGTATTTAACTCTGGCCAAAGATTTTCAAATGTGTGTACTGATGGTAATAGTTGTTCCATTTTTGCAGTCCACATTAAAAAATGCTGTGCCCTATTGTGTATTGCGTCTGAAGAAATTAAACTTTGTTTAATATTATTAAAAAACAATTGTGATCGACGATCAACATTAGATAAACTGTTTATATGCGCTCGAGCTAGCGATTTTATATTATCATTATGTGCAAAAATACTAAACCCACCTAGCAATTCTGGATAACGTTCGTCTTCGTTGGCTAATTGCCATCGTACCTCTACACCCAATTGCTGACTAAAGTCTATTAGCTCTTGAATATCTACTGCATTCCATATACTATAAACAGGATGTAACACAATGCGCCCTAGACCAAAGTCTTGTTTTAATCTTTCAATATTAGATAACAATAAATCCCAACTACTGCCGTAGCGCACATATTCAAACTTATCACCTATATTGTCAAAACTTAAATTCCATATTATATTAGAAAAGTTACGTAGTTTTTGATAGACACGATTAGTATCCAAATTAACATTAAGATTGGTAATAATGTCAATGTGTGTGTTTGGTCCTAGACAGTCTAGTAGTTCTTCGTTGTATTTTTGTAGTAAGGGTTCGCCACCTAGTAGATATACTACTTGTATACTATCACGATTTTTTTGCACAAGATCAAACACACCTTGAGCATAATCTCTGCTGATGCTTTCTAATGGTATACCACGTAACTTTGCCCACTCGCTGCTATCACTAGCATTACAGTAACGGCAGGTTAGGTTACATAGGTTACTCCAGCGTATGTCTAATTGTTTTAACTGTTGATAACCTGGGCTAGGAAAGTGTTGATTAAATGTAGCACGCTGACTACTATTGGGTACTAGACTATCGTTAAGATTACAATTTGTGCAGTAATCTGATTTGCCTTCTATTATAGAAGTTCTAACTGAGGTATAGATATCACTTGATAATATGAGATCGATTGGGGTAGTACGTAGGCTACCTAACGGGTATGCACCAGGGCAACAAGGTTTAACTTGTCCATCTGTGGTAATTTGAAGTGCGGTGTCTATTGCGCTACAGGATAACATTTACAGCCTGTGATTAACAACGTCCCAGTTAATGATCTTCCAAATATTTTTTAAGTATTTAGATTTGTCAGTGCCGTAGTCTAGAGCCCAAGCATGTTCCCACCAGTCTATTAGTAGTGCTATGTCTGTGCGTTTTTGATGATTGGGTATAGTTTTAATAGTGCCGTTTTTACTAAGGTAAATCCAATTGCTGCCTTGTAGTTTCATAGCCTTTTCTGCAAGTTCTTCTTTAAACTTATCAAAAGTTTTAAACTTACGTTCTATTAGACTTTTTACTGCACCG